AGGTATGACAAATGATCGGTCAGATAATCGGATCACTCGGCGGCCTTGCGGCAAGCTACATTGACGGCAAGACTGCCGTGAAAAAGGCCGAAGCTGAAACCAAGATGAAAATCGCCACTGGCGAAATCAGCTGGGAGCAAGCTGCCATTGAGGCCAGCAATAATTCGTGGAAGGATGAGGCTTGGACAGTGGCCTTCATAGCCATTGTACTGGGCAGCTTCATACCGGGCATACAGCCTTACATGGCGCAAGGTTTCGCCAATCTGGATGCTGCACCGCAGTGGTTCCAGTGGGCAATGTATGCAAGCATTGCGGCGAGCTTCGGCATCCGCACAGTGAGAGGATTGAAAAAGTAATGGCAAAAGACCCAAGATTAGCAAGGGCTGGTGTATCTGGCTACAACAAGCCAAAACGCACACCCGGTCATAAAACCAAATCTCATGTTGTGGTGGCCAAGTCTGGCGACCAGACAAAGACAATTCGGTTTGGCCAGCAAGGCGTGTCTGGATCAAAGGAAGGCACAGCTCGCAACAAATCATTCAAGGCCCGCCACGCAAAGAATATTGCAAAGGGTAAAATGTCAGCGGCCTACTGGGCTGATAAGGTTAAATGGTGAGAGAATGGGACTATATTCAAACATTGCTAAAAAGCGTGCGCGCATTAAGGCCGGAAGCGGCGAGAAAATGCGCAAGCCCGGCACAAAGGGAGCGCCAAAGGCCAGTGCATTTAAAGCGGCTGCCAAGACGGCAAAGAAAAAGGCTAAAAAATGAGCAAGGCAATGGCTATCCTCCAAACTAAAATCGGGTCAACGCCTGATGGTGAGTTTGGGCCGAATACAGCGCGCGCAATCGCAAAGTATTTCAACCTGTCCCCGGCACGCGGCGCGCACTTGATGGGGCAGGCGTCACACGAAAGTGGTGGCTTCAAGCGCACCCGTGAGAGCCTGTACTATAGCTCACCAGAGCGCATACAGGTTGTGTGGCCGTCGCGCTTCCCAACGGTTGAGGATGCTGAACCTTACGCCAAAAACCCAACCGGGCTTGCTGGCAAGGTTTACGCTGGCCGCATGGGTAACGAGAATGAAGCGCAGGCGAGCCTATACATTGGACGTGGATTTCTCCAGCTTACCGGGCGCAACAACTACCGCTCATTTGCATCTGACATGGGTGTGCCGAATGTTATGACTGACCCAGACTTGGTTGCCGACGACTACGCATTTGAGACTGCGCTGTGGTTTTTTGAGAAGAATGGCTTGTTTAAGATTGCCGATGAGGGCGTGACGGATGACGCGATCAAGCGCATCACGCGCCGCGTGAATGGCGGTTATCACGGGCTGGATGATCGAAGCAACCAGAGCAAGAAAATCCACACTTGGCTCATGGCCTAGTCTAGCTAGGTTAGCTAAGTTGCGCGTCCAAGATCAGAAGGCCAGCGCGGCAGTAGGCAGGGCGGGCGAGCATTTGGCACTCGCCCGACTTTCGCTTGCTGGTTATCTCTGCACCTTGTGCCAGATCAGGGACCACGACGCGTATATACAAATGTATGAACGCACTCTCACTTTGCAGGTAAAGAGCGCCAGCAAGACGCATGGGGTGGGCAGAAGGTACAAATTCTACACAGCAAAGAAGAGCGGGCAGCGGTCAGATGTTTACGCCTTTGTCGCGGTGGATCTTGACGCTGTAGTTTTTCGCCGTGGCGACGAGATCCTCAAGACGACAACGTATGTGTCTGAGGCGGAATTTCTAAACGAAAGCCAGTCGATGCAAAAAACTTTGGACAGCTTCAAATAGTATCTTGCGGGTCGGCGTGGGTTTGATTACAAAGTCTGAGTGGGTGGCTATCATCGCAAGTAAAATCGACTTCACCACGGGAATGGTGGTTGTTTAGCCTAGGATGACGTTGCTACCAAAAAGCGCCAAACTTTTTACACTATCAACGGCCACCCGCACGATATTAAAATATTATCGCAACCAGCATCATCATGCCAGCGCCGCTTGCAAAGCCGAAGACAGCTCCGACCAAGCCAGCGATGTGGATTTTGCGTTCTATATCTTTGTCATTCATCTAAACTCTCCGAGGTATTCATGTGATGCTTGTTTGCGTAGGTGTGTATTCGGTGACAATTCGAGCATAAAACCTGACACTTTTCTATCTCAGCAATAATGTTTTTCATCACACCCTTTTTAACAAGCTGAGACACAGTTTTGCTCTTTTTGGATGGGTCAATGTGGTCAAACTCAAGGGCAACTGGATGCTCATTAAATCCGCAGCGAGCGCAACCCTTGTTCATTTTGTAGTTGTCCACATGCGCTTTTGCCAGTGCCACTCTGACCACCTCCAGTTGCCTTTGCCTAGTCCTCATCGCCACCATCCTCAAAACAATTATTCAACGGTTGGATCGGTTGCTTGCTGAATACCCAGCGCCATTGGCGCTTGGTGTAGCCCGGCACTTCAACAAAGTCACGCACTCGGTAGATCTTGTCAGCCTCCCACATCTTTTTGAGATAGCTTGACGTGCGCGGCACGCTATCGCCTAGAAGCTCTGCGGCCTCTGCTGCTGTCACACGCTGGTCGTAAGGTATGAGCGAGAACAGGCGGTTCCCTTGGTCGATGCTGTGCTGCTTCATTTTCTCAGCGGCAATCAACATTGACGGTGAGGCTGTCAGTGGCCTACGCGGGCCAGACGGCAGAGGGTCACGTTTGCGCTGCCTATACATGAGTGTCTCAAACTCCCACAGGCAGTGGCCGTATGTAATCTCAAAGCGCTCATGCTTATCCGTGACGCCTTCTAGCTTTGCCTTCAGTCGCTCTGCTGCGTCTTTTGCATCTCGCGCTTTAGCACGTCGATTAGCGCTTGCTGCTCTTCCAGCCGCTGCTTCAAGTTTGGCCTCATTTGAGTCTTCTGCTCCGTCAGCATTATGCTGTTGTTGCGCTCCAGCCTTTTTATAATAATCTGAGTTTGGTCCGTACTCACGCTTTTTCCTTTCGAGAGTTATATTAAGTTTGCTGGTGATGCGGTGTATCGTCGAGCGAGACACATTCAGCAGATCTGCCACGTCGGCCTGTGACATGCCTTGATCTGCGCAGGCAAGGACGTGGCGGGTGAGGGCTTCTGGGTCGTATTTCATTCGTCTTCCTCCAGCGCTTCAATCTGCCCAACGCCGCCACAGTTATCGCAATCTTCCATAACAGACTCAAAGTCGCCATGCCAAGTTGAGCTTTGGCGCACCCACACGTCACGCTCAACTTGGCCGTCGCCGTCGCACTCAGGGCAGTTAATTATATTGCTCATAGCATGGCACTCTTGATGAATAATGGCATGGCAAACAATGCCAAGAGAAATAAGATTTCGCCAGCGATTTCAAATTTACGTTTCATTTTGTTTCTCCCAGTTTGAGTGGGGAGCCGAAGCTCCCCGTGTTGCGTTATATGTCAACAATTTCGATTGTGTGGGCTGCTTCAATCCGAGCAAGGCGCTCGGCATTCTTTTTACGCGCCCATGCCATCATTGGTGATGTCCCGCGAGGCCCATCGTATCCCTGTTCAATCAACCACTTATGAACGCCGGGATATGCGCGGGTCGGCAGATACCCTCCAAACCCATAAACCTTGTCGCTCATCGCGCCCCTCGCCGTCTTGGCCGCTCTTGTGCGGTCGAGGCTATGGCCGCTCGCAATGATTTTGCCATCTACATTGCGCGTGATTGCCCATGCGGCTTTTACGTTGCGATGGCCTTTATATGTATCAGTAAAGCCGTTGCTAAATGTTGCGATAATTGTCATGCCCGTGTTCCCTTAGTTTGTGTTTATACAATCAGACTAATCCTTAAATCATCCTATGTAAATACCTAATTTACACTTGCACTAACTTTTTTTAGGATGTAACGTCCTATCAAATTAACCTTGGAGGGTGACATGAAGAAAGAGAGTCGAGTGGTCTTAAATGAGGCCCAGCATGAGGCGCTGACACTGGCCGCAGAGCGTGCTGGCATGGCGCTGGCCACGTTTATCCGGTCGGCAGCTTTGACCGCTGCGGCCAATGTAGGGATTTACGCCGAACAGCCGCGAGCTGACTAATGGTCAACGGGCGCAACAAGGGAGCAAGTTTTGAACGCGAGACGGCCAACGCCTTACGCGATGAGCTGGGTATTAACTTTAAGAGAAACCTAGAGCAATATCGAACCGCTGGCCACGCTGACCTGATCCCAGATGACCCGGCATTCCCGTTTACCTTGGAGCTGAAGCGATACGCCAGCGGCCCAATCGGCGGTGCGCCTGCATGGTGGGATCAAGCTGCGGGTGCTGCCGATCTTGATGGCAAGATGCCATGTCTAATTTACAAATACGACCGCAAACCAATCCGATGTGTGATCCCGTTGGCTGCGTTGACTGACTGCGATCACGACTACACAGCAGAGGTAGACTTTGAGACCTTCTGCTACATTGCGAGGGAGAAAATGCAATGACTGAGGATGAAATTAAATCCGTAATATCTTACGCAATTGAAGAATTTGCAAGCGAGTGGG